CCATTTTTTTCTCCAAATCATTTACAATATATATACATTATTTAAAAGGGCGTCCTAGGTTCCAAATTACAAGTGAATATCTTGTGCCTCTCGTAACAGGCTCAACTCTGTGCCAACAAAAACTAGGAAATACTATTATTGAACCTCTTGGTCTAATTTCAGTACACTCTTTAACTTTTGCTTTTCTATTTTCTGCCCAATCAGCATTATTTCTAAAATCAAACTCTAAATTACCACCCTCATATTCCGAAGGATCAGATAATGAAATAGTGACAGATAATTTTCTTATCTTACCGTTTGAATTAGGATCGTTTGGTTTATCATATGGCACTTCCCAACTATCACAATGCCAATCATAAAACTGGCCTGGTTCATATTTTGTAAATTGACAAGACTCTGACCAATCCCATTGAAAATTCCAACCAGCTAATTTATTTGCTTGGTGTATATAAGGATGTATTTCTTTATAAATCCAACTATCATTCATCCATACAATATCTGATTTACGCTTTTTCTGTAAATTTTTTAGAGCACTTTTTTTCAAAGTGCCATCAACTTTATAATTATTTTTATCATCACTTGATACACCACCAGTCACGGCTATCTCTGAATTTTGCGATTTACCATACTGAAGAATATCATCACATATTCTAGGTGATAGTGCTGATTTAAAATAATAGTAGTAGTGTCTTAAATTCATTTGTTACCTCTTTTAAAAAACTCAAAATAACCTGTTAATATATATCTGACTTTTCCCTCAGGACAAACCTGGCCCTTATGAGTGTGTGTAAAATATGAAGGAAAAATTATTGCTCTACCTTTTTTAGATAAGACAACCTCACCATCATAAAATTTTGTGCCACAATCGTGGTCAGTTAGATAGTACATTATATTTAGTATTCTATTTGGATAGTCAAAACAATGTTCAGAATGCCAATCACCAAAGCTTTTATCTTTATTAAATTTTTTAAATCTAATATTTGTTAACGCAAAAGTGTCATTAACTAAATCAAGCTCTGTATATTTTTTTAAATAATCTTTAATAAGTTGATTAGATTTATCTACTAAAAATTTCCACAAACTCATTTTTTTAATATCATAATATTCATAACCTTGATAGTCTTTAGACGATAACAAATTTTTATTACAAACCTTTATAATATTATCACAATCTTTTTTAGATAATATATTATCTTTTACATAAACAAATTTGTTTGTCATACATTCACTATAAAATTTATTACAACTCTTTTATCTGATTTAACAGGCCTCATATAACTATGAAATATTAAAGAGTCAAATATAACAGCTCTGCCTTTTTTAGGTGTAACTTTTTTAATAATTTTTTTACATTCTTTGTTATAAAACACGGTATCACCATCTGTATCGTGTACATAGTATATTATACTAATAAATTTTTTATTTTTAAAATAATCATCATTAGGTCTTATATCCTGATGTGGTACCACTATATCACCTGGTTTATAATTTGTCAAGTTTGTGGTGAAATTAGCTTTAACTCTTTCTATGCTTTTCCAATTAACTTTGGTATCTTCTAGTATTTTTACAATTTTATCAAAATATGATGAGTTTTTTTCTCCCATATTGTAAAAAATATGAGTAAATTGATATGAGTCAAAAAAGTGTTTATTATCTTTAATTTTCTTTAAATAATCAGCGTCTTTTGAGGCAGTATAATCATTGTAATACCAATTTATTTCTGAACTACTATGCTCTTCAGGTTTCAAAAATAGTTTTTCAATATCGTCAACATATTCTTTTGGTAAATAATTGTCAATAACTTTTATCATAAATTCCAATCAATATCATTATTACACTTTATTTCCATATTTATAGACACTCTAAAATCGTCTGTTTTGTTATACTCTGTATCGTGTGTTAAGTAATTAGGAAATATTAATAACTCATTTTCAGATGGCATATAGTTATACCATTTATCATTATGTAATAACTTTATATCACCCACATTCTTGTAATCAATTTGTGGTATGTTTAAATAATAAACAGCATTGATAGTTGAGGTTTCTATGTGATTGTGAACAACAGACTTCCAATTATCTTTGTTAGTACACAAAGCCCACATTTCAGGCTCTTTAATTATGTTTAATTTACCAAATCTATTTTGAGAATATTCTAAAAAATTTTGATATATTTTAGATAATACTTTATTTGATTTTAATTTAACTTGACGGCCACCATCATTCATTTGTTCTAATATTTCATTTAACAAATTATTTTTATGCTTTGAAATATTAAAAAAGTTTTTGATTGAGATTAATGGTAATCCACTAAACCTAAAAGGTATATTCACTTTCATAATAATATAAAACTATTTATCTTACGTCTGGAATCTGTATTTAACTAAAACTATTCCTTTACCGCCAGCACCACCACATCTAGGACCTGGGTGATTAGCACCACCACCGCCACCACCACCGTGGTTAGCGTTACCAGAAACTCCAACTCCTGTAGGAGCAGGTTGATGTCTACCACAACCACCGCCTCCTGAGCCACCTTGACCGCCTTGTGATAAAGCACCACCGCCACCGCCACCACTAAAAGTAGCGTTAGGGCCGTTTGGTGTGGAAGGATAATATGGTTTAGGTGAGTCACCAAATATTGGTATAGCACTTTTTCCACTACCACCGTTAGCAGCTTCGTGTGTTGAAGA